TTCTATTGGTATCATCGGTCTCGCACTCAATCTTCGTGCTTATGACTTTGTGTCTCAGGAAGTTAGAGCAGCAGAGGATCCTGAATTTGAAACGTTCTATACGAAAAACATCCTCCTTAATGAAGGACTCCGTGCCTGGATGGCTCCAGTAGACCAACCACACGAGAACTTTGTGTTCCCAGAGGAAGTTCTTCCTAGGGGCAATGCACTATGAACCTATGCCAAGATGGTGCTGGTGGTTACTCATCGGACTAATGATCTTCACCATCTTCGCTTTCGGTCTTATGGTTGCAGGAATGATCTACGTGTGATATACTGAGGGGGTCTATGACCCTCTTTTTTATGTCCGAAGAAAATCAAACTATTGATATAGAATCTCAGGAAGTAACTGAAGAAGTTGCTCCTCCTCAACCAGAAATGTCATACAAAGAACGCAAGCAACTTGAAGAAGCACGAGTTCGTACTTTGAATAAACTGATTAAAAACTACAAGCGTAAGATGAAGAACCCTCTTACGATTGTTAAGAATCTAGATAATAAATAACTTGTCCTTGTAAGTACCTTAATGAAACACGTATTGTTTACCCTGTATGGGTGCGATGCAGATCTTCTGGATGATGAAGACTACATTAGAGAAACACTTTTTGAAGCAACTAAACACATGGGTGCAACCTTTTTAAATACCCACACGCATAAGTTTGAACCTCAGGGTGTAACTGCAGTAACACTACTTGCTGAAAGTCATATCAGCATCCACACTTGGCCTGAGAAAAACATGGCAGTATGTGATGTGTTTACTTGTGGTACGGTGAATCCTAGGAAAGGTGCAATTTACATGGGACGTAAATTAAAAGCAGAAGATTACACTGCAAAAACTGTAGACCGAAGCAGAGAGTTTTACTAATATGGAAGCAGTAGTTTACACAAAAGAAAACTGTCAATGGTGTGAGAGAGTTAAGTATCTTCTCAATCATATTGATATTGACTATCTAGAGTATAAATACGAAAAAGATTTCACCAAAGAACAATTTTATGCTGAGTTTGGAGAAGGTGCAACTTTCCCACAAGTTTCAATAGATACTCAGCACATTGGTGGATGTAAAGAAACCCTACATTATCTGCAGGAAAAAAATCTGTTATGACTAGTTCAGAAACAATCTGTCAATTCGTAGATACCATCATAGATGAGTACTCTATAACAAAGAAAAAAATTCGTGTAGATTTTTTTAAGTATTTTCAGTCAGAAGAAATTGATAGGAAATCTATTAACGACTACGCATCTAATCACATACACCAGGTAACTGATGTTTTAGAAGAGATAGATGGAGCTCTGGATGGAGATGAAATCCTATCGGAAGCTTATGCACATTTCAAGAAACCAGAACTTAAAGAATTTAAATCTTTACTTGACAGATTCGTTGAAGACGTAGAGAAATACAAAGATTCAAAAAGAATCACACGCCGAAAGAAACAAAAAACTCCAGATCAACTGGTTAAGGGCTTGCATCTTTGCGAAGAATCCTTTATAATGGAGGGGAAGAAATACATCCCTGTCCCCAAAGAAGAGATTGTTGGTGCTAAATCAATCTATCTCTTCAACGTACAGACAAAAGATCTTTTGTTCCTTTCTGGCAATTCATTGACTGTAAAGGGTGCAAAAATTCTTGGGTATGATGAAAAAGTTTCTGGTCTCAAAAAGGCTAAGAAAGTCATTGACACTTTAGACAGAGTTCTAGAATCTCAGTCTTATAATTGTCAGACAATTTTTCAACTGTTCCCTAACAAATCAAGACCAGTTCCTAAAACTGTGTCTCCTAACTTCATGTTACTCCGAGTTTTGGACTAATGACTAGAATCCCTAACAAGTATCTAAATACTAATGTAAGGGCTATGCTAAGTGGAGGTAAGGAAGAATCGGAGAAATCCGAACCAGAAACAAAGAAACCAATCCTCCACCTAGATAAATTCTTTTCTTTCTTCAAGAAAAAATATAGGTTGGAGGTATCACTTTTTAAAGAAGATACTAAGGGAGAAGCAACATGACAGAAGTAACGACATTGTTTTTCAGTTTTATGTTCTGTCTTACAGGAGTTGCCATAGGATTCATTTTCGGATGGTTTGGTAACGGATACTTCGCTTCTTATATGGAAGCAAAGTTTGAAGGACCAATACATCCAGAGATGATGGATGATGAAGGATTTCTTGTTAACGAAGAATTACTCGCTGTACGTTTTATTGATGAGGATGAGTTCGATGATTATGATGAGGACTAACAATGATCTTAGTTGACATGAACCAATGCATGATCAGTAATCTGATGATGCAGGTCAAATCAAATGATGGATTGGATATTAATCTTGTTCGTCATATGGTTCTTCGTTCTTTAAAACATTACAAAAAAACATTCAGTGAGGAATTCGGACAACTAGTTCTCTGCTACGATTCTAAATTTTATTGGAGGAGGGAACTGTTTCCATTCTATAAACAAAATCGTAAAAAAGATAGAGAAAATTCTCATCTAGATTGGAGTGCTATCTTTGAATGTCTAAACAAAATTCGTGATGAGATCCGTGACAATTTTCCATACATTGTGATGGAGATTTATGGTGCAGAAGCTGATGATATTATCAGTGTTCTAACTCAGTACGTATCAGATAATTCACAAGAGAAGACTTTGATTCTTTCTGGTGATAAAGATTTCTTACAACTTAGTAAGTATTCTTTTGTACAACAGTACAATCCTATTCAAAAAAAGTATTTGACTCTGGATAATCCAAAGGAGTTTTTGATAGAACATATCATCAAAGGAGATAGAAGTGATGGCATTCCAAACTTCTTATCTGATGATGATACTTTTGTATCTGGAAAGAGACAAAAACCTATCAGTAAAAAGAACTTGGTGAAGTGGATTGAACAAAACCCACATCAGTTCTGTATGAATAAACAACAGTTCAAGAACTATCAAAGAAACAAAAGATTGATTGACTTGAGCTGTATACCAGAGGAACTCAAACTTAAAATCGTAGAAGAATTTGAGTTGTTAAATAGAAATGTAAAACGAGGAGTTCCAATCAATTACTTCTTGGAAAATAACCTGACTACACTATTATCTGAAATGGAGGATTTTTAAAATGTCTGAACTACCAGTTGAAAAGATGTTGATCTCTGAGGTTCTTCAGAAAGTATCCAACGCTAAAACAAAAAAAGAAAAGATTGCACTACTGCAAAAATATAAGACACCTGCTCTTCAATCTATCCTTATCTGGAACTTTGATGAGAGTGTCGTGAGTATGGTTCCTGATGGTGAGGTTCCTTATACTCCTAATGATTCACCCAAGGGAACAGAACATACTATTCTGATTCATGAATACAAGAAGCTTTATAACTTTGTGAAGGGTGGTAATGATGGACTCAACCAATCACGCCGTGAGATGATGTTGATCCAGCTTCTAGAAGGACTTCATGAAGAAGAATCAAAAATTGTTTGTCTTGCAAAAGATAAACAACTAGGTAAGAGATACAAGGTCACTAAAGCATGTGTCTCCGAAGCATATCCAGAAATTCAATGGGGGAATAGGTCTTGAAGATAATCCACAAAGATTGTGATCCTACACTTGCAAACGATAGAAGTTTACCTTATACTGCATATCTGGTGGAATATCTACAGGATGGCATGACACACTTTGACATTGTAGTAGGTCGTAATCGTGTGGAAATCTTTGATCACTATTGGGACCTATATCGTCATGATCTAATCAACATGACACAATCAGAAGGAAGAACCAATCCTAAACTGTGGGATATTAAATCTAAAGAAACCAAAAAACGTAAATGAGGTATTGAATGAAAGTCAAACTTGTTACCGTCACTCCTGACGCTGAACAGACAATGGGTTACGTAGCGAGGGTCAGCAACCCCGCTAACCAGGAAAATCCTAACGTTGCAGGTCTTCTGTCCTATTGCATTAAACATGAACACTGGAGTGTCTTTGAACAGTCTTTCATGACTCTTGAAGTCGAGACCACTAGAGCTATTGCAGCTCAAATTCTACGTCACCGTAGCTTTACATTTCAGGAATTCTCTCAACGATATGCAGACTCTTCTCTGTTGAGTAAAGAGATTCCTCTTCCTGAACTGCGTCGTCAAGATACCAAGAATCGTCAGAATTCTATTGATGATCTTGATGATTTCACTGTCCAGAAACTGCAAATGCAAATGCAAACTCTGTTCAGTTCTTCCATGGCACTGTACAACCAGATGCTTGAACTGGGAGTTGCAAAGGAGTGTGCTCGCAATGTGTTGCCACTCTGCACACCGACTCGTATTTACATGAGCGGGTCGTGTCGTTCTTGGATCCATTACATCTCTCTGAGGTCGGCACATGGAACTCAAAAGGAACATATGGAAGTGGCGGAAGATTGCCGAAAAATCTTCATCGAACAGTTCCCAACAGTCTCCGAAGCTCTCGGATGGTCTGTTCAGGATTGAAGCAAAGGATCACAACGGTAACTGGATCCCAATGAAAAGTTACCGTTCCTTGACATGCTCTCAAGCTTATGATACAATTAAGAGGATTCTAAAACAGAATCCAGATTACAAAAACATCAGAGTAAGACCTGAGTTATGAACATTTTTGTCACCAACCAATACCCCGCCGAATCTGCAATCTGTTTACCAGATAAACACATTGTAAAAATGCCTTTGGAGTGTTGTCAAATGCTTTCCATTGTTGCATCCGATAAGTGGGGTCATGGTTATGGTCCTCTCCCTAAGAAAGATGGTACACCATATGCAACTGAAAAAGGTGCATTCCGAAACCATCCATGCACTCAATGGGCAAATGAATCTATTCACAATGCTTATTGGTTAATCAAGTGGGGATTAAACCTTTGTGATGAATACACACTTCGTTATGGGAAAAAACATTCGTGTGAAAATGCCTTGACTCATGCTTACTACATATTTCCCAAGGGTAAGATTACTAAAGTAACACCGTTTGCGAGGGCAATGCCAGATGAGTTTAAACATAACACAAGCATTGACACTTTTACTGCTTACAAACGTTATATCGCATCCAAACCTTGGGTTGCATCTAATTATCTACGTATGCCGAAACGAAAACCTGAGTGGGTCTAATCATGCCAACATATCCAGTAATAAATAAAACCACAGGAGAGACGAAAGAACTCTACATGTCCATGATTGAATACGATCAATGGAAGAAAGACAATCCAGAATGGGACAAAGACTGGTCTCAGGGTTGTGCTTCTTCCGTCAGTGAAGTAGGAGACTGGAGAAACAAAGTTCCTAAGGATCTCCAGACTAAAATCAACAACATCAAAAAAGGACATCACGGTTCTACTATCCAAGGTTTTTAAATATGCCAAGAGCAAGAAAGAAATTGACCCCAGATATTAATGGTATGTCTGCAAAACAAAAGAAGCGCAGAAAGCCCATTAATGCTGATATGTTGGTTAACATTGAACCACTTACACCAGCACAAGAAAAAGTATTTGAACATTGGAACAACGATAAAAACTTGTTCATGTATGGTGCAGCTGGTACTGGTAAAACATTTGTTGCACTATATCTTGCTCTAAAGGAAGTTCTAAAAGAAGACTCTCCTTTTGATAAAGTTTACCTTGTTCGTTCACTTGTTGCCACCAGAGAGATTGGATTCCTACCTGGTGACCATGAAGATAAGTCATCTCTTTACCAGATTCCTTATAAGAACATGGTGAAGTATATGTTTGAGATGCCAGATGACAATTCATTTGAAATGTTGTATGGTAACCTGAAGGCACAAGAAACTGTATCCTTCTGGTCTACATCATTCCTTCGTGGTACAACTCTTGATCGTGCTATTGTGATTGTTGATGAGTGTCAGAACCTGAACTTCCACGAACTTGATTCAATCATTACTCGTGTGGGTGAAGATACCAAGATCATTTTCTGTGGTGATGTTCAACAGTCTGACTTGGTTAAGGCAAATGAGAAGAATGGTGTTCTAGATTTCATGAGTATCCTTCGAATCATGGATGAGTTTGGCATGGTTGAATTCGGTGTTGAAGACATTGTACGATCGGGTCTTATTCGCAGTTATCTGATTAGTAAAATTAGTCTCGGTTTCTAATGTTTAATCATGTAGAGGTTGACCTACCATCTAAACTTAAACGTATTGAGATAGATGGTAAACGTTTTTATCAAGTCCCTGGTCACGAAGATGTGAAACTAGTTTCGGTTACTACTGTGACTAGTTTCCAAAAAGCAAAGTCTATCCAAGAATGGAGACGAAAGGTTGGTGAGGAGAAAGCAAACTCCATCACCAGGAAAGCTGCAAGTCGGGGAACTGATATGCATACGCTTGTTGAGGATTACCTCAATAATCGGAATCTATCCGATGTTCAACCTTTATCTGAACTTTTGTTCAAGTTTGCAAGACCATATCTAGATCGTATAAATAATATTTACGCACTAGAAACACCATTGTACAGTCTGAAACTAGGCGTCGCAGGTACAGTTGATTGTATCGCTGAGTACGATGGGGACCTTGCAGTCATTGACTTCAAGACTTCCAAAGAACCAAAACCAGAAGAGTGGATTGAAGGTTACTTTGTACAAGCTGTTGCATACGCTTGCATGTTGTATGAATTAACTGGTATAATCGTAAAGAAACTTGTCATCATAATGTCCTGTGAAAATGGAGAGTGTGTCGTCTATGAAAAACAGCAAAAATCAGAATACATTAGAAAGCTTACTCAGTATATACGAGAGTGGAAAATTGCTAATGAGTAAAAGTAAAGACGCAATCAATGAAGTATTAGAAGACAAGTTCATGACTTCTTCCAAGTTCTCTATGGAAGTTGAAAACATTGTCAAGAAAAGTAATGGTCAACTAAACTACATTGAGGCTGTTCTTACTTTTTGTGATGAGAACGAGATTGAATTTGAATCTGTTCCAAAACTTCTATCAAAAACATTGAAAGAGAAACTAAAGTATGATGCTCAAAGATTATGTTTCATGAAGAAATCTTCGAGAGCTAAACTACCTATTTGATATGGATGGGTTTGAAGTTTATAAGACTTATCTTGCCCTGAAACTACACTTCTCAAAAGACAACTATAACTTCTTTACATTTAATGGGAAGTCTCGTGCTAGTTTAAAGTCTTTTGAGGGTAGGAAGGATAAGTACTTTTTTAAAAAACTAGGTACAAAGTATGACGAGAAGGAGATAGTAGATTTTCTCCTGAGTCATTTCATAAAAGATAGTAATTGCTGGATTGGCAATATCTCTATCAATAAATCAAAGACATACGCTGAATGGAAGAACAGAATTCAGAGTATGTCTTTTAATTTTCAGAATGAAATGGATAGGTTGTCTGACATAGAAGAAGACTTTGATTCTTTATTCAGAGTTAAAGATGGACAACATCCAATCATTCTGAAAGAATATCTTGCTGGTAACGTAAGTTTGGAATCTATGGTTGTCCTACAAAAGATGGTCAACTATGTTCCATACTTTTCACAAAAGATTTCTGAACCTATTGTTTGGCCTGAGGTGAAGAAACTAGTAGTGAAATACGAACCATTCCTTTCTATAGACAAAACTAAATATAAGAGGATCTTGGTTAAGACATGGACTTTTTTGACAACGAAATAATTCGTGCAGAAGCTGCCGAACTTATGGAAACATTTCAAGAGATTCAATCATTACTGATGAGTCAGAAGTTTCGTAGTCAAGAAGGTAGTCTTAGGTATCTAAATCTAGTGGAAAGATTACTTGAACTACAAGAAATGATTTTCTTTAGGGCAAAGTATTCCAAAGAAGAAGATGCTAAAGAATACATTGAAGTTTTAAACAAGACTCTACCAATAGTCTCTAAAGAGGGAGAGACAGATCCAAGTCAAGTCTTTCGTCGCATGAAGCAAGAACTTGCTGAGATGAGAAAATTTGTTGAATGACTTGACACCACCCCTGATCCCTGGTAATATAGCCAGGTGGTTGGGAAACCCCACAGGCCAAATACGTACACAATACGGAGAACACACATGTCTTTTGCTGCACTCAAGAAAAATTCCAACTCGTCCTTTGACAAACTCACTCAGGAACTGGAGAAGATCTCTAGTAGTGAGAAGTCTGGTGCTGATGATCGTCTCTGGAAACCTGAACTGGACAAGTCTGGAAATGGTTATGCAGTGATTCGTTTCCTACCCGCACCTGAAGGTGAAGATCTTCCCTGGGCGAAAGTCTTCAGTCACGCCTTCCAAGGTCCTGGTGGTTGGTATATTGAAAATAGTCTGACCACGATTAACAAGTCTGATCCTGTTGGTGATATGAATCGTCAACTCTGGAACAGTGGTCATGACGCTGATAAGGAAGTCGCTCGTAAACAAAAACGCAAACTGTCTTACTACAGCAACATCTATGTTGTTCGTGATCCTCTGCATCCCGAGAACGAGGGTCGTGTCTTCTTGTTCAAGTATGGTAAGAAGATTCATGACAAGATTGTTGCTGCAATGCAACCTGAGTTTGAAGATGAAACCCCCATCAATCCTTTTGATTTCTGGAAGGGTGCTGACTTCAAACTGAAGATCAAGAAGGTTGCAGGTTACTGGAACTATGACAGTTCTGAGTTTGCATCACAGTCTACCCTTGGTGGATTTGATGATGAACAACTGGAAGAAATCTATGCTAAACAGCACTCTCTGACTGCATTCACTGATGCATCCAACTTCAAAACTTTTGAAGAACTGGAGAAACGTCTGAACGCAGTTCTCAACGGTAAGAAACAACCTCGTGTTGACATGGAAACCGAAGAGGATGAAGAGTTCATGATGGAGACTCCTCAAGTTGCATCTGCTCCTGCACCAGTGCAACCTAGGATGTCTTCTGAAGATGAAGATGATACTCTGAGTTTCTTTGCAAACCTCGCAGAGTTTGATTGATACAGAGAAGGGGGTCATACGACCCCCTTTTTTTATACTTCTTCTGATTCTCTGTAACCTTGTTTTGTTATCTTATACTTTGTATCATACTTTAATAGATCTTCCAATTCAGCTTGCATGATAGGAAGAACTGATGGAGAAGGTAAATAGATTTCTCTCTTCAGTTCGTTTAAGTTATATTCATACTCTCTATTAGTTATCATAGTCAGAGCATCAGCTGCAGTTGCTCTCTTGATTACTATTGGATCGTAAGAATCAACATAATCAAAGAACCAGTTGGTCATGATATCACTTGCAGAATCAATTCTTACGGTTGCATTTCCACCATAAACTCTTACAATATCTCCGTCTTGATAATTGTTTCCATCATTAGCGATAGTTACATCTGTAATTTCTCCACTACCATTTGCAACTATATCTAATGTTAGTTCTCTACCGCCACCTGACAGTGAAGTAGTTGCTACACCACTGTACGTTGTATATCCAGTACCACCATCAATAATTGATACATCTGATACAGATCCACCATCTGGATCTTTTACCTTTGGTACATAATTCGTTTGATTTTGTTCTGTG